ATCAATGTTGCAGATGCGAACCGCATAGCGCCAATCCCGCAGCGCAATGCCAAGTTCCCACTTGAAGTGGTCGATGTAGGCCATGTACTTTTTGGAATTGCTATCGGTAACAGGCCACGCGGCGCCGAGGTCCTTATGCTGCAAGCCGGTCGGCTGGCCCTTGGGGAAAATGCCATGAATTGTGTTTGGTCCCCAAACGACAATCCACATTGACGTATTGTCACTTCCCGTACCGCTTGCGTCGAGCACGTTCCAAGCATTCTCAGCCGCCGTCGTTGTCACGGTATTATACCGTGGGCTGAGGCCCATGAACTGTTCGGGGTTCGTGCTGCTGTTACCGTACATAACCGCAGTGGCAACCTGTTGCCCCAATCCTTGGATTGCAGCGCGAACTTCCGTTTCACGGAATGCAGCGGTCTGGCCGCCAAGATCAGCGAGATCCTTATCGACCTGAAGGAACAACTCCAGATTCCCAACGCCCTCAGTAATCTGAGCGGTCGTGCTCTTGGCCTGATCAACACCAGTGTTCAGCAAACGCCAAGTGCCGCTCGGGAGGCCCGTGCGCACGGTCGTCTTATGACCCGTAGGGAGGTTCCCCTCAATGAACAGCATATCCTGAAGGATAGCGTTCTCTTTGCTGAGGAGTTCGATAATCATGTCAATTTTGAAGTCAGTCGTAACACGCTTGGCCCAGTCAGCCAGCGTCAACGCGCCTGATAGTGTGGTCATCTACCATCTCCATTGGAAGTGTAACCGAGAGCCTCGCCCAACGTGGCAGGTCGCTTCTGCGCGACGGGTCTGCCTTGCACATGGCCGCCCTCAGTAAGTTGCTTCGACATTCGGTAAAACGTGCGAATGATCTCGGGGTTACTCCCAGCACCAGTCATTACGAGTGCTTGGTCGAACGCAGCCCGTCGATCCTTCGGTACATACTGGTCGAAAGCTCTGCCAATGGTGGTTCTCATTTTGGGGAAGTTTTCCCCACCAATCTCAGGGTCTTTCTTTACTTCGTCTTCCCACCCGCCGACCATCTCTTTGAACAGGCGATAGGGCTCACCGGCCGCGGCCTGTACCGTCGAGATGTGTTTGTCGATGAGTTTCTGCATGCCCTCGGCCGGCAACCCATACTCTTTGCCGATGGCCTTAACTTCATCAAACTCCTTAGCATCCAACTCAATTCCCTCGGGGAGTTTGAGTTCGTCGTAATTGGGCGCCGCCGAAGGGGACTTCTCATCAGACTTAGGAGCAGACTCAGTCTTAGAGGCGCCCTCACCTTCGGCGGCGTCTTCATCCCCACTGTCACCGCCATCCACAACAGCGTCAGGGGGATCAGTCAGAAGTGAGGTCCGCTCCGGAACTATCCCCGGCTTCGTTTCCACCACTTCCGTCGTCTTTGCGTCGCTCATGCTCTTGAACCATCTCTAAATACTTATCCGGCGCCGCCGCCATGGCGTCCGCCAGTACTTTCAATCCGACGTTTCGCTCGCCCTCTCTTTGGGCCATGACCAAAGCGTTCGTGGCGAAACTCGAACCGTAGATGTGACAGAATTCGAGTAAGTCCCATAGCCACTCTCGGCCGGCAGCAGACTGCAAAACTTCTCGAAGGACATCACGCCTCTCACGTTCCGCGAGCCGCGCGCCACGCTTTCGTCCTTCAACAGCTTTTCGATCTCCGATGTCATCGGCCGACACTCGCTGCTCCATTCATCAACCTATCTCCGAAGGGCCGGGTCTTGTGCGGCCAAACCCCCATCGCATCGGGCAATTTCATCGGCTCAACCCGATCTTCCTGGTTATAGAGCACCTGCTCGCCAACATGCCCTATTTCCTTACTCAGGTCAATGTCGCACCAAATCTTATATCCCAATTCCCGCGCCCGCGCGCAAAAGTAAAAGTCCTCCCCGTGCGTCACGCCGCGCTCTTCATCGAAAGTCAGCCGAAAGTACGGCTTCCTGAACTTCTCAAAAATGTTCCGCTTCATCAATATGCAGCCGAACCCAAGACCTTCCATCTCCACCAAGCCACTATTCACAATCAGCGGGGCGCCGCCAATCGTCTTGCCCAGCGTGTCATGGGGCGGCTTTCGCCGCGGGTACGCACAGCCCACAATGTCCTTCTCGCGCTTGAGCAGTCGCTCAACCGTATCTGGCGGGAACTGCATATCGTCATCGAACCACATCAACCACTCAATATGGCCGACTTGCGGACTCGCTTCACTCGTCTCCACCATCTCAATGCAATAATCGCGCGCCTTGGTCACGATGGAGCCCCCGGCGCTGGTCACCATCACCAAGCGCACACTCCGAGTCGCCGCGACCACGCCCACCAAACTCAGGCAAAACGCCGAACTAACATCATCCTGCATTGGCAAGCAAATAGCCAAATTGTCCATTACCGTGCTGCTCCACCTTGCAGCAGTTGCAGAGCATTAACGCCCGCTCCAAGCTGCGTTTCACTAAGTGTCTTGGCGCCCTGCGCCACCGCCGTACTCGTCTGCAACGCCTCTTGGCCCGCCTTCTCTTGCGCCCGCTGCGCCCTAATCTCAGCCACCATCTTCGGGTCCCGCATTATCTTCGGCGGCACGTTCAGCAAACTCGCGTACTCATTAATCGCCTCCACGTCATCGACGGTGTCCATGATGGCGGGATCGAGCGCCGCCACGCTTCCAACGATGCTGAAGATTCGTTCAATCGCCGCCGTGCTTGCCGCCCTCTGAGCACTCGCCAGAATGCTGACGTATTGGACGTTAATAGGTGCGCCCTGAATCTCTGCCGGTGGTTCGGGGATAAGTCCCGCGCGCTCCATAATATTGAAGATTCGATTGATGTCGGGATCGAGGCATTCATTCTGTATGCGCTCCAGCACGGGGCCAAGCATTACCAACTTCTCTTCACGCCGCGCGTCGATCTCGGTCGCGGTGCGGTGCGTGCCTTCAAGCTGGCTGATCATCAAGAACAAATCATTGAAGAACGTATCGCGGATGCGCTTCTGCACCTCGGCGATATCCAGCATCAACTCCTGGATTTGGGGCTGGATTTGATAAGCCGGCCGGAACCCATGCGCTGAGTTACTCGCGCCCGCCACATACGTAATGCCACCCGGCAGCGCGCTCGCAGGCTGATTTTTCATCTGAACGTCCGCCACCATCGGCGGGTTCACCATCTTATCAATAGCCTGCGCCTTACGCTTGGTCTCTTGCTGCAACTGCTTGATGTCGGGCAGCGCGTCCATAGCCGGGCTGCGCCCATACGCATCATTACTCACGAGGTCCCAGCGACCGGCGCCGAACGGCAACTCATGAAAACCCCGCACGCTCAGCGCATCTTGCGCTTCGCCCCTATCCCGTTCCCAATAAATCTCCCTAAACTCGAACGACTTCGCCGGCCCGCCACTTACTCGACCAACGTTAGGTTCAATCGCATGCGCAATCACAATCTCGCGCTGCGCCTCACCACCACCGCGCTTCCACGCCTCCGCGGTGTCATCACTACAGTTCTCAATCCCAAACCACTCCACCACCTGCGCAATCGTCAGTACGAACTCCCGGTACATAGTGTCCACAGCCATGCGGTCACTAACAGCAAGGAAATACTCGCCAGCACAAGGATTATAGCACCGTATGACATCCTCGTAGTCCTCGTAGATGATCATCGGCGCCGTGCCGAACACCACGAGATCGAAGTACTGCTGAGCCTTCGCGGTGTAGTAATTGCTCTCAGACAGAACTCGATAAACTCTGTTTTCGCACTCCGCGAGCCACTCGCTAACTTCCTGGCTTACATCGGTGTCGGCGCCGGTGATGCGCAGCTTGAACCACGGCCGCGTCGGCGAAGTGATGTCAGCCATCATCCCCGAGGCCAAATTACGTGCTGACAGCGTGCCAGTGCTATCCAAGATCATCCGATTAACAGGCGAGCCGCGGTCGGCCTTGTTCGGCGTCACAACCCACATATACCGGCGCGGCAGTATGTACTCAGCGAGTTCGCCCCAATGCGCCCACCAACTCCAGCGGTACGTGCGCAGCGCCTCCAACTTGCGCGCGGCGGACTGACGTAGCGTCATACCGTACTCAGCCATTCGTCAGCCTCAGCGTGTAGGGCGCGACCTCGGGCTCGATCACAATTACGCGATCGTACCCAACGGACTGCAATCGAGTGCCCTCAGGCACGCGCGCTTCAACTTCACCGAGGCTGCTCACCTCATCCTCCGGGATAGCGCGCCGGGGCTCTCTTGCCATCATCATTGCCCCAGCAGCGCTTTGCGGTTAGTGGCCGGCGCCTCGGTGAGGCCCTGACTCCCCGTCAGGATCGTACCGGCGAGGCCCGCCTTCGCCTTGCTCCGCAGGAAGTCGCCGGTGTTCATTACACTAGGCAACGTCGCCACCGTGGGCGTTTGCGTAACCGGGGTCGGCACCGCGGCTTGATCTTTCTTACCGCCGCCGAACAAACTCGTCAAAAAGCTCATCGCTTCTCACCTCTGTGCCGCACCAACGTTGACGGCTTACCCGTAGTAAACGGCCCGCCCTCACGCTGCGTCAACGGGCTATTCTTAATGTCCTGCTGCCGCGCCAAATTAATCCGCCTCGCGCCCAAATCGACTTCCAACATTGTTGTGTCCAACTTGGCCTTCTTTTTCAATGCGATCTCTAATTCTAATTCGGCAATCGCTTGCGCGTTATCTTTGTAGAAGTCGGCCGCGGACCTTCCAGGCCCCGTGAACTCATCACTAAACGCATTGCGCCGATCTTCAACATTAGTGCTCATTCGGCGCGCTTGCCAAGGCGCCGGCACTGGCCCACTGTCCTTAGCAGGCAAGCCCGATCCCCCTGCCTGCGCGAAACTCATCCTTGCATTCCCCCAGGCTTATACCGCTTCCGTGCATTACTCGGCTTCCCACCCATAACCGCAGCCTCAACCTCCCCAATCTTATGTGCCACTAGCGGGTTCTTCAACTCAGCATGCCGCTTTGCTTTCTGCACCAAAAGGCTCTGCAACTCTAATTGGTCCATGTCGGCGTAGAGTCCATTGATGTTGCTACCGTGCTCCTCAGAAAACTGATTGCGCCGGTCTTCAACGTTCGTGCTCACCCTTCGATTCGGCGCGGCCGGATTTAAGTTAACCTCGGCTCGCTGGGGCGCGTATATCTTCCCAACTTCTGGTTTTCCGCTTACCGGCGCCTTCGAGTACCGTGCCTCAATCAACGAATTAACAATCAATGAATTTCGCTGCTCATCATTCAACGGCTTCACTGCTTCGTTACTCAGCTTCGGCACCATCGGCGTCGGCTGCGCGGCACCACTCATTCCCTGCGCGCTCATGCCGCCCTCGCCAACTCAAACGGATCATAATCCCACTCAAGTCCAACCTTCGGCGCGAACCCTTGCATTGCCTTGCCCATCACCGGATACGCAAAAGTCAGCGCCAGCGCATCGGCCATATCCGGGCTCTCCAAGCCGCGCCCCTTCATTTCCTTCTTAGCCTCAAGGATAATTTCATCCCTATTATTGAATGAGTACATCGGCCCGGCGAGCTGCCGCACTAGCCCGTCATCCTTCGGTATCGAGCCACCGCGCAGCCACGCACGCATGTAGCCCCACATCTCAGCGCGCTTATTGCCGAACTTACTCGCGTCGCCCTCTAGAGCAATTCGATCAGCCTTACCGCCGAACTGGATGTCGAATACGCTATGACCCAGGCTACGGAGATTATCAACGACGCCGCCGCCAACACCACCACCATCGACCATAACGGCGTCGGGCTTGTGAACGGCAATAGCGTCGGCGACTCGTGCGGCGAGCTGGACGGTATCCAGCCCCCGGTAGAGTTGTGGGGGAATACTTTGACCATCACGGCCCCGCCTGAAGTAAATTACGGAAGCATCGTCGCCGAATCGAGCGACATCAACACCCAGGACCAAGGGATCGGTTCCGTAGGTGTCGTCTGGCACGCGTAAACTTGCTTCGTAGGCGACTGCCCTGGAAATGAACTCCAAGTCACCGATACGAGGGAACTTGCCGAGGACACGCACACGCACGTAGTCACTATCTTCGCCAAAGTCTTGAACCCAGCGATTAAATTCGGCTTTGTCGGTTCGCCGAACGGATCGGGAATCAATCTCGCGCGACCGCCATCGGTGAGCGGCTGATCCTCCAGGAAAGCACTCCCTAAACCGCCCGGTGTTCTTAGTGGGATTGCCGAAGACGGCCCAAATGCGCTGCGTGCTGACATCGGTAAGTGCTCCACTCACCGTTTCCCAAATCACGTCAGCGATTGCGCTAGCCTCGTCAAATATGATGAGCGTGCGCTTACCTTCGTTATGGAGCCCGGCGAAGGCTTCGGGATTGTGCTCGGACCACGGTATCATATCAATGCGCCAAGTGCGCTCGTGTTCCGGGTCGGCGCTATGCAGCGTAGTGGCCGTCAGTTTGAACAAGTCCCGCGCAATGAAGTTCCGATACCACTTGCCCAACTCAGGCCAAGTCTTAGTACGAAGCTGTGATTCGGTGTTCGCCGTCAGGATGCCGCGGCAATCTTCAAAGGTCGAAATCGCCCAAAGTATGATCCACGCCACCAGCGCGGACTTGCCGATGCCGTGGCCGGACGCAGTCGCCTCACGTATCGCCTGCTCAGGCGTGCGCAGCCCATCACGTATTGAGTTGAGAACGTCAATTTGCCAAGTGTCGGGGCCGTCCTCCTTTTCAAGTTCGCCGCCGACCTCACTCCACGGAAACGCCCAGCGCACGAACGCCAGCGGATCATTGGCTAACCGGCCAAGGTCCTCAAGCAGAGCCGTCGTGGCGTCATTCATGAATCATCAATCTCGTTGATGATTGACTCATCAAGGATTTTGATAAGTCCGCCCCAAGCGACACTCCAATGAGCGGCAACAGCTTGAACAGCAAGATCAGCACGGCGATCAGAATGACCAGCGCCTTCGCGAACTGTTTGAACCGATCGTCCATGGGGAGCATGTCGAGCAGCCAGAACGCGAGCCAGACGACGATGCCAATGACGATGGCGACGATCAGTACTTGGATAAGGGCGTTAATCATTGATTAGCCCCGCTCTCTCGCGCGCGGCTTTGAGCCGGCTTGCGAGGTCCACGTTGACATTAACATTCAAGTTCTTGGTTTGAGGGCCGTTCCCCGTCCTGTCAGCCAGCACTTTAACAGCTTCGAGTACGAAGCTGTTGCTCATGCCTTCGGGGTCGGCTTCGAGCCTCTCGTTAAGTTCGGCTACGAAGTCGCCCGCGAGGCCGGACATGCGCTCGGCGGTGGCCTGAAAGGCCACATCGACCTTGTCCCTATACATCTCAACGAGATGTTGGAAAGCCGGGTCAGCTTTGAGTATACTGATTCTACTTTGCGAATAACTGTATAGCGCCGCGATCTCGATGTCTTTCATGCCGCCGGCAAGTGCGCGCGCCAGAGCGTGGTGAGTATCGCGGATGCGCTTGAGTGAGGGAGCTTGCACGCCGCGCTCGACGGTAAGTAACGCCAAGTCGTCGGCCTGAAGATCGCGGACGTAAGCGGACGTGACTTCGACTTGGGCGCGGCCCTGCGTTCGTGGCGCCGGCAGCAGCACCAAGTCGTCATCAGCATATGAATCATAGTCGCCGGTCATGGCGGCGATGCTACGCTCGCGCGCCGCGGAAGTCAAATGCGCAGCCTGAGCCATACAACACTCAGGATTTTCGTATATAATTTTGAAGCGCGGCCAATAATGCATGGAAAAAACGCAACTACTCCCGTCGGACCTTCAGCCGAAACTCGAAAACGCGGCGCCGGCTGGTATGGCTCGACCGCGTAGGAAGCCCGTGGGCGGCGAGGAAGGCCTCAGGAGGCAGGATGATACAGGCGTAGCCCTGCGCCATACGAGGCTGGGGCGCTGTGTAACTTGCGAGGGGTGTGGGCGGGCGGAGGCCGGGCGCCTTGGGGGGCCTGCCGGGTACCCCCCACCCACGCTCGCGTTGCGCACGAGGGCGCGCGCGTTACCACATGCGCAATCGCCTGTCCACTCCCTGGCACCACGCTAGTGCCCAAAACCACAACCTAGGGCCAATTCCTTGAGGATTTAAATCCTAATTAGTTATCAAACACAACAACCCACGCGAGTGTGGCACAAACCTTGCGTGGTATCGGAGGTAGGCCCGCTATGCGCTCAGCGCAAGTGAACCATACGCAACATCCTCAGATTATCCTCAGGATTACCTCGAAGATCCCAGGATTACCCAGAATTACCCTCATTGGCTGAACATGCTAGGGGGACACCCGAGGGCGTTTTTAAAAGAATACTGGATTACTAGACTATACTAAAATTTTTTTTTTTTTTTTGAAGGAAAGTACTAGCCCCAACAACTTCTCCCTTCATCGAGGGTGTCCCCTTTGGGATAATCAGCCAATGAGGGTAATCCTAGGTAATTCTCGGATAATCAGGCGGCGCGCCAGTCGGCCATTCAATGATTTCAATGGCTTAGCCGCGCCGACCTGGGCAACCTTGCTATCAGCAAATCAGGCAAATGAGAGGATTATAGCCATACCAAGATCCCGCCAATCGGTCATAAGTAATTGATTTCCCTACTCACTAATTCGTGATTTGACCAATTATGCAATCGAGCGCTTAGATAAGGCTGGAATTTGGATTAAAACGGAGAAACGGAAATGAGCCTCTCACCAGCCCTCGCCGCCAAGCAAGCCGCATACGCCGCCCGCCCCTACGCCGTGCGCATGAACCGCAAATACT